GTAATTTAGGCGTTGGAACTCAATCACCTAGTGGCCCTTTTCACGTTAAAGTTGGTACATCTACACCATTAATTGTATCAAGCAGTAGTTATTGTAATAACGTAGGTATAAGAACCACAACACCAACTGCAAGTTTACAGGTTAAAGGTAATATTTCTTATAGTTATGTAAATTATACTAATGTGGCAAACACTTGGATGAATGTAATTAGTATGGCAGGTTATCCAACTGGCTTATATCAAATTAGTATAATTAAAAAGACAAATGCTTCTACTTACGTTACAGCTATAATAAAATGGGATAATTCTGGGTCAGGATCAGGTACTATAGCAAATACTATAACATCAAATCAATTAGCTGTAAGTTTTAATAACACAACAACATTACAAGCTATATCAGGTATTTCAACTGGTACATTAATGTCAGCAAACTTAAAATGTTTAGTAATGAACGAAGACTCTTGTAGTTAAAATAAATTAATAAATTAAAATAATAAAAAATGGCAATTACTTATAACTGGACAATTAATCAAATGAATGCGCATATTCAAGCTGAAGGCGAAGATAACGTTATATACACAGTGCATTGGACTTACTCAGGTTCTGAAGAATCTGGAGGACAACAATATTTAGCAAATCAAATAGGTGCTCAAAGCTTTACTTATGTAGCTGGAGAACCTTTTACACCTTATGCAGACACTGAAGATTTTGAAAATGTAGTGATCGGATGGCTTGAAGATGCATTAGATGTAGCTTCAATGGCTAAATCTATTGAAGATAATATTAAGCTTCAAATAACACCTGTAAATGAAGATTTATACTTTACATGGCAAAACCCACCTATACCACCAGTTGAATAGTGTAAGTTTTGTAAAAAACAAGTGATAGTATAACTAAACCTATATCACTGTGGTAGTGATATAAACCAAAAATAATGTTTAACCCTTTAAAACCAAAAAACGATGACTTATTTTTATTCGTTGACCTCTTCGATGGGTCAACCCAAAACACCACAAATTTCCGAAGAAACTATTAAAGCTTGGAAGCACTTAGCTGAAAAGAAAAACTGGAGAATAGTTCAGTTACCTAATGGTTATTTTCAAACCGAGTACAAAGACCCCAGCTGTGATTGTAACGAAGACGAATGTTGCGACAGATGGTTCGATGTAACTAGACGTGAAACTTTAGAATCAGCTGAGGCTGCTATCGACGGTAGTGTTGATCACTATCAAAAGAAAGTGGACTTTATTAAAGGACCTAAAGTTGTCAAAACATTCAAATAATACTAAATCAAATTAAATTAAATTAAATTATGTCAAATGCAATTGTAAAAAATCTGAACTTTGGTTCGGATGCTAAAAACAATGTGTTTGCTGGTATTACGAAACTTACACAAGCTGTTAGCTCCACGTTAGGAGCTAGCGGTAAGTGTGTTATTTTAGAAGATACAGCAGGCAAACCAATTATTACCAAAGATGGTGTAACAGTAGCGGAATCAGTTATACTTTTGGATCCAGTAGAAAACATGGGAGCAACTTTATTAAAAGAAGCTGCAAGAAAAACTGTTAAAGAAGCTGGAGATGGAACTACAACAGCTACAGTATTAGCTCATTCAATATTAGAAGAAGCTTATAAACTAGAAAAAAAGTTTACATCAAGAGAAATAAAACAAGGTATTTTATCAACAACACAAAAAGTAATTGATCATTTAAAAGAAAACTCTATACCTGTTAAAGGTGATATGATAGATCAAGTTGCAACTATATCTACAAACAACGATCCAGAGCTTGGTAAAATCATAGCTGATGCATTTAGATCTGTAGGTAAAAACGGAGTTGTTGTGTTAGAACCAACAGAATTGCCAGAAACTACATTTGAATTAGTTGATGGTGTTCCTTACAATAGAGGATTAAAGAATATACATTTTGTAACAAACAAAGAATCTAAAACTGCCGAACTAGATAAACCATTAGTGTTATTAGTTGAATCAGAAATAGAAAACATAAGAAAAATACAAAATGTTTTAGAACATGTTATTAAGAATAACAGATCTTTACTTATTATAGCTGATGTTAGCCAACAAGTGTTATCAGCTTTAGCTATGAATAAAGTTAAAGGTAATATAAAAGTAAATGTAATTGATGCGCCTGTATATGGTATAAGTAAGAAAGAAACACTAGATGATCTTTCAATCTTAACAGGGGCAACAATTATAAATGAAGATTTAGGAGACGATATTGATTTAATAGGACCAGAACATTTAGGTGAATGTTTAAAAAGTGTTACAGAACAAAATGAAACTGTATTACATTTGATTGAAACAACTGATGATGTTAAATCAATGATTAAAAAGCTAGAAGATGAACTTGTTGAATGTACAGATCCTGTACTAACAGTTAAGTTAGAAAAAAGATTAGCAAGGTTATCAGCTAAAGTAGCTATTGTAAAAGTAGGTGCTAACTCTGAAGTTGAACTGCAAGAAAAGCAAGCTAGAGTAGAAGACGCAATATGCGCAACTAAAGCTGCTATAAAACAAGGTATAGTACCAGGTGGTGGTATAGCTTTATTAAATGCTGCTGACGAAATAAAAGTTAATACGGAGTCAGAACAAGCATTGCTAGAAGCTATTAAAGCACCTTTTAAGACCATTTTACACAACGCGGGTATTGAAGACTACAAAATGCCAACAAGTAAAGGAGATGGTTTAAATGTTGTTACAGGAAATATGGTAAATATGATTGAGTCAGGGATTATTGATCCTTTACTTGTAACTAAAAGTGCTTTAAACAATGCAGCTTCTGTAGCTACTACTATTTTATCAACTGATTGTGTAATCAATAACTTAAGAATAGGTGATGAAAGCAATAGGTAAAAACTTAGTAGTTAAAATATCAAAAGCCGGTATATCTAAAACTCAAGGTGGTTTACTATTAGGTGAAAAACAAAGAGAAGATATAAGATATGCTGAAGGAACTGTGGTATCAGCGGGAGCTGATGCAGGTGGTTTAAAAGCAAATGATGTTATTTATTTTGATAAAAATAATTCACATCAAATAGAAGTTAAAGACGAAATCTATAATGTAGTTAAGCTAGATCATGTAGTTATTGTTTTATGAGAATAGAACCTAGTGACATAAGAGAGTTAAACCTTTTAAAACATTATAGAATTATTAGAAAGTGGGCTTGTAAAAATTATGAGCTAAATGATGCAGACTTAGAGTTATTAATATATTTCGATTGCATGGATCTTTTTACACGAGAAGATTTTAAAATCGGTACGTATTCTTATAGTTGGGACAATAGACGCTGGAACAGATTACTTAAAGAAGGTTGGATAACGGTTTGGAGAAAACACAATCGCACAACTCAAAAGTATAATATTTATAAAGTTTCCTTCAAGTGTAAACAACTAATAAGTCGTATGTACCGAATTATGCTAGGAACAGAGGATATACCTACAAGTCTACATCGTAATAAAATAATGAAAGGTAAAACTTATATGGATAAAGTAATGATTACATCCATTAACAACGTTAACAAAGATAAAAACCGATAATCATGGGAAAAAAAGAAAAAAAAGTAGAGGTAAAAGAGTTATCTCCTATTGACAAAAAGATTGCTAAGTTAGAAGCTAAAATCAAAGTTTTAAAATCTAAAAAATAAAGATATGATTAATCCTAATAAATTTGCTAATCAAAAAATCCAAGAATTAGGTAAAAGTCTTTTTCAAGGGGAAGAAATGGCTCAGCAAATGGCTAACAAGCAATTAGATCAACCAGTTCCTCCTCCAGGTCCTTATGGTGATATTAATCCTATAATGAACAAAGAAAGTAGAGAAGCTAAAAGACAAGAGCGTAAATCTATTAGAGAAGCTAATAAAGGTTTACGTCAAGCTAGAAGAGAAAGAGCTAAAGGCGTAAAAGAACAAGGTCAAGAAAATTATAGCTATGACGGTTATGAAAAAGGTAGATACGATAAAAAAGGTGATGATATAGAATATGGTAAAGTAAAAAGATATTCTAAAAAAAATCCACCTTTAAACCAAAATGACCCAAAGTATAAAAGAGTAAACGTCCAAGATTTAGAAGACATGGGAAGAGTCAAGTCTGATAAAAAAGGTAAATACGTTGTTAACTCTGATGAAATGAAAACAGGATCATCTAAAGATACATTAAGATTTCCTAGAGGTGCAAAGCATTATACGGGTAGAGATTACAAAGTAGGTGAACTGATTGATGAAAGTGATTTTGAAGACTTTGCAAAAGACGTAAATAAAACATAATATTATGAGCAAAAAAGGACAATATGGTAGTGATGCAGTATGGGGTGGACCTCATACACCATCAAACTTAAAAAAAGGTAATCCAAGATATGGTATGGATCCAATGCAAGTTTTAAAAGCAGATCTTCCATATAAAGCAGGACCAATTAGCAGTATTGCTAAAAGATAGTAAAATTTCACTAAAATGAGTGATAGAATAAGTGAACACATCTCGCTTAAAGAAGGAATTAAATCTCACACAGCTACTAGGCTTGGTATTGATAATACACCTAGAGAAATAGATTTAATTAACATGAAAACTATTGCAGAAGAAGTGTTTGAACCTCTACGTAAATGGGTGGGTGGTCCAATCGCTATTAATAGTTTCTATCGCTCACCCCAACTCAATTCTGCTATTGGCGGAAGCACAACCTCTCAACATTGTATTGGTTGCGCACTTGACCTAGATGATAACTATGGTCATAAAACTAATGCAGAGATGTATGAGTATATAAAAAATAATTTAGATTTTGATCAGATTATTTGGGAATTTGGTACAGATGAAAATCCTAACTGGGTACATGTAAGCTATGTATCTGAAGATGCCAACAGAAGAAGATGTTTAAAAGCTTATAAAGAAAACGGTAAAACTAAATATAAAATAATATGAACTCACCTTTTTTTAAAAAAATGATGAAAAACCCATGCTGGAAAGGCTATGAGGCTTATGGTATGAAAACTAAAAACGGTAGAAAAGTACCTAATTGTGTTCCTAAGAAAAAGAAAAAGTAATGGCATTTAAATTACCAGGCAGTCCATTTGAAATGAGAAAAACTACTCAAGGTAAAGGTAGAACTTTTAGAAAAACAGAAGAGGGTGCTGGTATGACTAAAACAGGTGTTAAACAATATAGAAGAGAAAACCCTGGAAGTAAATTAAAAACTGCAGTAACTGGTAAGGTTAAACCAGGAAGCAAAGCTGCTAAAAGAAGAAAATCATTCTGCGCTAGATCAAAAGGCTGGACCGGTGAAAGAGGTAAGGCTGCTAGAAGAAGGTGGAAATGTTAAATAAAAAAAAATAAAAAAAATGATTAGAAATTATTACACTGATTCTTATAAGTCTGGAATAGCTGTAACACCAAGTGATACATTATTATTAGACGGCAGAACAAAATCAACAACACCGCAAAGCTCGTGGAAACAATATAACTTATATGTTGGTAATTCACCAACTACATTACCTGTAACAACAACTAATGATAATAACGCTGTAAGTAACTCAGCTAATGTTGGTTTAAAATCACCTAACCCACAAATCAAGGTTGGTATGAGAGTAACAGGCGCTGGTTTACCAGCTGATGGTCTTTTAATAGCTAGCGTAACAGATGCTAGTAATTATGTTTTAGCTCAAGCTGATACTATAGCTGCTGATGCAACTCTTACATATAGTTATGATACAGAGGCTATTTTAAAAGTACACACTGTAAATGATGAAGTAGTAACATTTGTAAAACCTGCTCAAGGTTTTGTATTACCAGTTAGCGTTGTACAAGTTTATTCAACTGGTACAGGTGGAGGTGTAACAGATCTTATAGCTTTAAGTTAATATCATGAATCAACCATTTTACAAAACCGGTTGGATACAAGATGTAACCAAAAGTATAAAAAAAAGAGGTACAAAAGGTGTTTGTACAGGGTCTAAATTTGGTGGACCTAGTTGTCCTCCAGGAAGTAAAAGATATAATCTAGCAAAGACCTTTAAAAAAATGTCTAAAAAATAAATAAAAAAAACAATATTATGCCAAACATTAGTAAAAAAGTAGCTTACGACGTAAAAGAAGCTAGCAATCAGTCGCTTTCAAAAAGTGCAAGAAAACATTACGCAGAAAATGCACAAGCAGGTTCTAAAAGAGATTCAAAACATGGATCTTGGATTTCTAAACATATGAGTTCATAGTCATGGGAAAATATAAACACGAAGGAAAAGGCAGAAACATCTCAGTAAGCGGTGGCCAAGAAAGAAAAGACTTGTTTAAAGATATGTCTGGAGGTTATAATGCTATGGGCGATTCAAATAGTCCAAATTATAAATACAACGGAAGCGCATTTAAACAAAGATACGGTAAAAGTCCAGCACATAAAGAATTAGTTGGTGATCAAAATCAACTACCAGATCACTTGGTTAAAGCTATTAAAGCTGCTCCTGAAATGAAAGGATCACCGATGTATAAATCTGGTTGCACAAGTGGCGGTAGCTCTAAATCACCTTATAAATTAATGGGTGATCCTAAAAAAAAACTAAAAGGTAAAATAAACAAACTTTCAGGAAAACATAAAAAACTTTATGATGCTTATGAGCAAGGTCAAAAAGTAGATATGGACAAACTAGGTAGAGTAGAAGATAAACTTGAAAAGAAAGAAAAAAAATATAGCAAAAAATATGGATCAAGTCCATATAGTATGTATAAACATAAGAAATAACAACAATCAATAAACATTAACAACAAACAAAAATCAATTATTATGGCAAAATTTATCTCAATTCATTCATCAGGAGCAGGGCTCGATGGTGGTGATGTTTTAATCGGAGTTGACGGCATCGTAGGTGTTGACGCAGCTTCAGGAACAAGTACAGTTATCAAATTAGACGGTGGTGTAATCGACGAATGTACAATTACTCACGGTTCAACAGGAACTACTCCGTCTGTAAGAGACGCGATCAATTACGCATTAACTGCTAATCCAGGTGGTGTAAAAGCTAAAGTTAAGCTTCCATCAGGAATAGAAGTTTCAAACGTTGTTTGGTCGTAATGAAACCAAAAGGCTTAGGTGATAGAATAGAAGATTTCACTAAGGCAACTGGAATTAAAAAAGTTGTTGATTCAGTGTCACAGGGTTTAAACATACCCTGTGGCTGTCAACAGCGTAAAGAAAAACTTAATAAATTATTTCCTGGAAAGTAATGGCTTTTAAAATTAATCCACCATACGTTATCGATAACACTCCAATTTACAATGTAAGTTTAGAAGAAGGTGTATTAGGAAAAGCAGACAGAAACGGAAGTATTTTAATTAATAAAGATATTAAAGATCCAAAACAAATACAAGATGTAGTCGCTCATGAAAAGATTCATATAGATCAAATGAAGCGAGGTGATTTGGATTATGACGATAATAATGTTTACTGGAGAGGTAAACGTTACTCAAGAAAAACAATGGAGGAAGGTGCTAAAAATCTTCCTTGGGAAAAAGAAGCTTATGCCAGATCCTAAAAAGAAATTTAAAGATACGACAGTAGGTAAACTATTGTTTGGTGCTGCATCATTAGTTAACCCTGCTTTAGGTAATGTACTAAGTGGTGTAACTTCACCAGCTGAAGCTATTGCTGCTATTGGTAAATCCGATGTAAGTGGTGAAGATAAAATAAAATTACAACAGCTTATATTTGAACAACAAAATAAAGAAATGGAAGCTGTTACATCAAGGTGGAAAGCCGATTCGATGTCAGATTCATGGCTTTCTAAAAACGTACGCCCACTAGTATTAGTGTGGTGTATTGTTATATTTTCTATTGCTGGCTTATTAGACAGTGTAGATTCAATACCGTTTCACATAGGTGTAACCTGGAACGACACATTTGAAAAAGTAATGATGTCTGTTGTGTTAGCCTATTTTGGCGGACGCACGACAGAAAAGGCTACAAGTTTATTTAAAAAATAAATAAAACCTGTAACTATATTAATACATTAATAACCAATTAAATTAAATTAAAATGAGTGAAGTAAAATCAATTTCCAAAGACCAATTAGAAAAGATTCAAGATTTTCAAAAAGAGTTAAACAAACTTTTAAATGAAACAGGTTTCTTAGAAGCCCAAAAAACCGCAGTATTAGCTAAGTTCCATGAGGTTAACAAACAAACTGAAGACTTTAAGAAAGAACTAGAAGAAGAATACGGTTCGATTAATATTAATCTTGAAGACGGTTCTTACACTCCTATCGAAAAAGAAGAAGAAGAAGTTAAGGAGTAATGTCATCTGTTATTAGAAAAATCAGCATTGGATCTGATTACAAAACCGATGCAATGCATTATTCTCTAACTCAATCAGTGTATGGAGGTCACACTATATCCCATATACTCTTTGACACAGAAGATAATTCTTATAACATTTACATTAAAAAAAACAACGAGGTATTGCCGTGGAAGAAATTTAATTCTAACATGGCTATATCCGTTGAGTATGATTTAGAATACTAATGAAAAGTATTTTTGATTTTATCGTTGAACCTTATGGTCAGCGATATAATAATGAAGTTAAAGTAGGTGACAAAAGCCTTATAATTAACACTAAGTCAGAAAGTTTTAAATCTGTTAACAACATAGCTAAAGTTATAGCTGTACCCAAAGCTTATAAAACACCTGTAAAACCAGGTGATTTAATTATGATTCATCATAATGTATTTAGAAGATTTTTTGATATAAGAGGACAAGAGAAAAATAGTAAGTCTTATTTTAAAGACGGTATGTATTTTGTTCAATTAAATCAAGTTTATTTATATAAATCTAAAAACAAATGGCAAGCTTTTGGTGATAGATGCTTTATAAATCCGATTCATAACAATGACGATCTAGACGCTAATTTAGAAGAAAGACTCATTGGTATACTAAAATATGGTAATAGTTCCTTAGAAGCGTTAGAAATACACGAGGGAGACCTAGTTGGTTACACACCGTTTGGTGAATATGATTTTATAGTGGATGGTAAGCGTCTTTATTGTATGAAATCAAATGATATTGTAATTAAGTATGAACGTCAAGGAAACGAAAAAGAATATAATCCAAGCTGGGCACAGAGCGGTTGAAGAACTTATTAAGGTTGCAAAAGAAGCTATAGTTGATTCTGATGATGACATATCAGCTGATAGATTAAAAAATGCAGCGGCTACAAAAAAGCTAGCCATATTTGATGCTTTTGAAATACTTAATCGTATTAAAGAAGAAGAAGATATGCTAAATGAAAAACCAAAAGAAGAAAAGAAAAATCAAGCTTTTGGAGGTTTTGCAGAAAGAAGATCTAAATAATGTATAAGCAAACTTTATATAAAGTAATTGACCACATAAAACCTCATGTAATAAAAAGATTAAATAAATCTAAGAAATGGGAGTATGGTTATAACAAAGAATATGATGTTATTGTTATATCTAGAACTGGTCAAATAGGTGAGGTTTATGAAATACAAAATTTAAAAATAGCATTACCAAAAGAAAAAGATGTTAACAAGGATTACGACAAGTGGCGAGTACATGAGTATCCTAAGGCGTTAAAAAAGATTAAAACAATATTTGACTGGAAACAATATCCAGATGATTTTAAAGAAAAATGGTATGCATATATTGATAGAGAATTTGCTAGGCGCCACGAAGGCTATTGGTTCACTAATAAAGGTAAAGCTACTTATATTACTGGTACTCATTACATGTACCTGCAGTGGTCCAAGATTGATGTTGGGCAAGCAGATTTTAGGGAAGCAAACAGATTATTCTTTATATTCTGGGAAGCTTGTAAAGCAGATAAACGTTGCTACGGAATGTGTTACCTCAAAAACAGACGGTCTGGTTTTTCATTCATGGCATCAGGCGAAACTGTCAACCTTGCCACTATCTCTAGTGATGCTAGATACGGTGTCTTATCAAAGTCTGGGGCTGATGCAAAGAAAATGTTTACCGATAAAATCGTACCAATTTCCGTCAACTATCCATTTTTCTTCAAACCGATTCAAGACGGTATGGATCGACCAAAAACAGAACTTGCATACAGAGTTCCAGCTAGTAGATTTACAAGACGTAAATTAGATAGCAATGAACAGTTAGAAGAATTAGAAGGATTAGATACAACTATTGACTGGAAAAATACAGGAGATAACAGTTATGATGGTGAAAAATTAAAATTACTTGTACACGATGAATCTGGTAAGTGGGAAAAACCTGACAATATATTAAACAACTGGAGAGTTACAAAAACTTGTTTACGATTAGGTTCTAGAATTATAGGTAAGTGTATGATGGGATCAACGTCAAATGCTTTAGATAAAGGAGGTAGAAATTATAAAAAATTATATGATGACTCAGACGTTACCAGAAGAAACCGCAATGGGCAGACTAGCTCGGGATTATATAGCTTGTTCATTCCTATGGAGTGGAATTACGAAGGATACATTGATTCTTATGGATTACCTGTCTTTGAGACACCGCAAAAACCTAAAGAAGGGCCAGATGGTTTCCCCATTGAAATCGGTGTTATCGAGCACTGGGAAAATGAAGTAGAAGGTCTTAAGGACGATCCTGATGCACTTAATGAATTATATAGACAGTTTCCACGTACTGAGAAACACGCATTCAGAGATGAAACAAAACAATCTTTATTTAATTTAACAAAAATATACGAGCAAATAGATTATAATGAAGATTTAAAAAATTCTAATGTTGTCACACAAGGTAATTTTATGTGGGAAGGTGGGATTAGAGATACAAGCGTTCAGTTTGTTCCAAGCAAACAAGGTAGATTTTTAGTGTCTTGGGTTCCAGATGTTCAACAGCAAAATAGATTTATTGTTAAAAATGGTATGAAATATCCTGCTAACGAACATATGGGTGCATTTGGATGTGACTCATATGATATATCAGGAACAGTAGATGGTAGAGGATCGAAAGGTGCATTACATGGTTTAACTAAGTTTACTATGGATACTTGTCCACCTAATTTATTTTTTTTAGAATATATAGCTAGACCACAAACAGCTGAAACATTTTTTGAAGATGTACTTATGGCATTACACTTTTACGGTATGCCAATACTTGCTGAAAATAACAAACCTAGATTATTATATCATTTAAAAAGAAGAGGTTATAGAGGTTACTCTATGAACAGACCAGATAAAACAATGTATAAATTATCTGTAACTGAAAAAGAAATAGGTGGTATACCTAATTCAAGTGAAGATGTTAAACAAGCTCATGCTGCAGCTATTGAATCTTATATTGAAATGTTTGTTGGTTATAACAATGAACAATATGGAACAATGTATTTTCAAAGAACATTAGAAGATTGGGCTGCATTTGATATAAATAAAAGAACAAAACACGATGCATCTATAAGCTCTGGCTTAGCAATCATGGCTTGTAATAAAAATAAATATAAACCTGTGCCTGAAATTATAAAAGAAAAAGTAAGTTTAAATTTTTCCAAGTATGACAACAAAGGTTATAAATCAAAAATAATTAATTAGATGATTAATACGAGTACTAATAGTTCCTTTCCTAGTCAGGTGGTACCTGTCGCAGAAAAGCTTAGTTGGGAATATGGTCTGCAAGTAGGGCAAGCCATTGAATATGAATGGTTTAGAGGCGGAAGAGTTAACGGAACAAGATGGCAAAAAGGTTTTCAAAACTTTAATAGATTAAGATTATACGCTAGAGGTGAACAACCTGTGCAAAAATATAAAGATGAATTATCAATAAACGGTGATTTATCTTATTTAAATTTAGACTGGAAGCCAGTGCCTATTATACCTAAGTTTGTAGATATAGTTGTAAATGGTATATCATCAAAAAATTATGATATAAAAGCTTACGCTCAAGATCCTTTTTCACAAAAACAAAGAACTAACTATGCTTCATCTATATTAAGAGACATGTTATCAAAGCCTTTGCTTGATAATATACAACAAAATCTAGGTGTAGATGTTTACAATGTAGTTGATCCTGCTAATTTACCACAGTCAAAAGAAGAGCTTGAGGTTCATATGCAATTAAACTACAAACAATCTGTAGAAATTGCTGAAGAAGAAGTTATTAACAACGTATTAGATTTTAACAAATACGAATTAATTAACAAAAGAGTTACAGAAGATATAGTTACAGTAGGTATTGGAGCTGTAAAAACTAGTTTTAACAAAGCTGAAGGAGTGGTGATTGACTATGTTGATCCTGCTAATTTAGTTTATTCCTACACAAATGATCCTAATTTTCAAGATCTTTATTATGTAGGTGAAATAAAATCTATTACAATACCTGAGTTAAAAAAGGAATTTCCTAATTTAACTAACGAAGAACTTAAAAAAATACAAAAATATCCTGGTAGAGAAGCCTATATGAGATCTCCTAATTCAGATAATGATTTAGTTCAGGTTATTTATTTTGAATATAAATCTTATATAGACCAAGTATTTAAAGTTAAAAATACAGATAATGGTTTAGAAAAAGTATTAGAAAAACCAGATACATTTAATCCACCTGAAAATGATAACTTTGAAAGAGTTTCAAGAACAATAGAAGTATTGTTTACTGGAGCTAAAGTTATGGGAGTTGAACAAATGTTAAAATGGGAAATGTCAGA